AATCGAGAGCGTAACAGGAATCGTCGCTTTAATCCGGAAGGTCCGGCGGAAAACTCCGCCCGGATCGGCGACGTGCAAGTTGACGGTGTCAGACGTGAATTTTAGTCCTTCCTTATAAGTAATCTCGGTAACGAGGTTCGCCAGCTCGGCCGGTAACGCCGCGCCGCCGATCGAAATAGTCGGAGTAACCTTTAACATCCTAATAGTTCTGAATTAGCGAACCCCACGGCACCGCGCTCACATTGGGCGCGTAGGGAATTACGGGGACCGTTAGCACAATGCCGGCGTCGAAATTGACTACGTCAGCGTAGCTCGGGTTCGCCAGGATAAGAGCGCTCATGTACTTCTCGGTCTGAAACAGACTCCAGCTAATCGAATCCCAAGCGTCTCTGGATTGGGTCGTATACTGAAACTCGGTTGCCATGCTAGACGATCATGTTGGCTGCTGCGCTAGTGGCCGCGGCATGAATCGAAGCTGAAGCCTGCGACACAGCGGAATTAATCGCTGCGACCAGCGAAGAGAGCGAGGAGCTGATCGAAGAAGCTTTCCCTGGCAGAGTCGAGAACGTCGAAGCGACCGAATCCAAATGGCTCGAGGTCTCAGTCGCTTTACTCGGAGCATTGGCAAGCGCGTCAGCAATCGAAGTGATCGAAGTAGAGATGGACGCCGTCGCTCCGCTGACCGCGCCAAGGTCTGACACCGCGGGTGGCGTCGGTTTCGGACCTGCCGCACTCGGAGTTATGGCGGGGACAGCGGTCGGAGGCGCAACCGGGACAGGCGGCAACGCCTTCGGAGCACCTTTCGCCTGTGCCTGAACAGCTGCGGTCATCGCGCCGAGACTAGCAAAGGTCGCATTTAAAGAAGTGACCGTTGCGCTCAAACGCTTGTTAGCGTCGACTTGGCTTTCGATGACTTGCTTGCTCGTCGTGATGGTTTTGATCTGGTCCTCAGAGTAGCCGCTCGATTTGCGTTGCTCTTCGCTCATCTTCGCCCATGAATCAGCAATCGCTTGGTTGTACCGCAACGGGTCACCACCACCAGTGATCCGCTCGGTGCGACCTTTAATCTGCTCTTTGATGTGCTCGCCTTCAGGCGTCTGACCCGCACCGACCGTTGGGAACCACGTCTTTTGAATCTTGTCGCCGATAACGTCGCCGAGCTTACTAACGCCCCAAGTAAACCCAAGTCCCGCGGCAGTTGCGGCAAGCGTCCCGCCAGCGGTCAGAAGAGCGCCGGTTTTAGCCACTTCTGTGGTTTTCTCGACTGTCTCAGCTACCTTTCCGGCCCCGGCAACCCCGCCAGAGACGTTGACGACGCCGGCCGACACATTCATTAGGCCGACTCCCTTTAGCGCGTCCGTAAAGCCTTTGGCGATGTCGTAGACCTTCTTGGCTCCCCAGACCGCCGCTAGCTCGCCCATCCCGCGGCGGATCGTCTCCCAGTTGGTAGCGATAAACTGGACCGTGTTTTTAATCCCCTCGAGAACCGTCTTAATATTGTTCGCGATCGTATCGAGTTCCGCTTGGAAACCCGGCGTTAGAACTGTCAGCTCTGGCTCGCCACCCGGATACCCAAGCACAGTCTTGGTCATCGGCGCACCACCCAGCATCTTAGTAAAGAGCTGGCTGAAAGCGTCGCCGATCCCCTTTATCTCCGCTGCGCTCGGTCCTTTGACTACCGCGTTCATTAGGTACGCGACCGAGTCGCCGAGTCCTTTCGAGAGGTTACTAAAACGGTCGAAAGCTGTAGTAAGCTCGGCCGGCGTCAGGTATTCGAAGAGCTGATCCATCACCGGGCGTAAAAAGTTCTCCAGCTGTTTGCCGAAGGACTCCTTGAAATCGTCCATGTGCCCTTCCCAGCGGGCTTGTAATCCTTTTAATCCACTAAGCTGAGCGTCAGCGTGTTGGTAAGCGGGTCCGCCAGGTCCAGTTATCTTCTCGAAAGCACCGAAAAGCGCGTTGATCGCCTGTTCGCCGGTAATGTTACCCTTTTTAATCATGGTGCTTAGCTCGTCGGGCGTAACTTTAAGCACGTCAGCCATCGCGCCCTTAAAATTGTACCCGGTATCGACTGCCAGTTCCCGCAAGTGCGCCGCGTCGACCTTGCCTTCGGCCAGCATCCGGGTAAACGCCTGCGTTGCGAGCGAGAACGCTTCCGGCGTCCGAGAGATATCGGCTAGCTGAGTCAACATCGTGTGGAGTTGATCGACATTGGCAAACTTCGACGGCGCAGCACTGAACAGCATGGTCGTTGCCTTGAGTAAGTCGGTGTACTTCTCCGGGACTTCCCGACCTTCAATGTTCCGCAACATCGTATCGATCTGCGGCGTCAGGAGCGGTTTACCCTGCGACTTGAGGATATTAGCCAGCTGGGTCTGGAGCGCTTCCCGTTCGCCCCGGATTTCAAGCGCTTGGGCTCCGAATTCCTTTGTTGCTTCGATACCTCCGCCGACCATGCCTGGAATCGAAAACCCCACGCCGAAGCCAAGCCCTTTCGCGACTTCGCCCCCGATCTCTTTGAAAGTATCGACGAACGAATGCTCGATCGCGTGCGCTGCTCGGCCGGCCGCGTCGACCATGTTCCGAAAAACACCTTTGGTCTTGCCTTCCATGCCTTTGGCGCTTTGCCCCACATGGTCGAACATCTGGGAGTAAGCACGTTTCAAGACTTCGTTCCGAGTCCTGGCGTCAGCGCCCATACTGTCCAGCTGCGCCTTGACCGCGTTAATAGAGGCCATTACGCTCGGGTCTAATTTCCCGAGGATGTCAATTTCCAATGACATCTGCTTTTGCGAATCAGGCATAGCGTCTTCTAACTACGCTTGCCCGTAGTTAGCGGTCATGGAACAAGAGAAAACCGCTAGCCTCCCTGATACCCTGCGGTTCGTCGAAAACAGCGCCCCACCCGAGAACGGCCAAAGCGAGAAACTGATCTTCGGAATCCCCGACGTCAGCGAGAAAACGCCGGCTGAAATCGAGAAAGAAGACGAGGAGCGCCGATACTTCAAGCTTTCCAAACCCCTGAACGCCGGCGGCCGAATCCTCGACAAATTGTTGGTTGACCCGAGCGAACTGGACGGGAACGCCTATTTCCGCCTTGCCGCGGCTTTCCGCCAGAATCATCACTACATCTATTCGACGAGCCTAAACAAACTCGCCGAAGACGTTTATTTGCAGCTGGTCCTGGCAGAGCTGAACAAGATTATCCCGGAAGACCTTCGGAAGCTTTCATTCAAGGACGTCCAACGGTCGCTCAACCGGGTGCAACTTTTTTTGTACAGCTCGGAATAATTTTAGAACGCCCCTCGGAAACGCCTGATTACGATCCGCTAAAGCAGCTGCGAAGGCTCTACCTGGTCTTAAGTCACGACCGCGGCGACATGGCGTACTGGACTAGTCTGCCGCTGCCGGAAGCGATTGCGTTTTGTGAAGCGCTCGGCGAACTGCACCGGGAAAGCTAACCGAGTTAGTATACTAACCAATTATGGAACGGGTTTTCGCATTTAGGTCGAACCCGTTGATCACGCAGATATTGTTCAACGGGTCGACGTGCCAGTAGACGGTATCGTTGAACGCTAGGCTAAAGGAGATAACCGAGTACTCGTAGCTGACATCGGCTTTGGTGCTCATCTCCCGGCGGCCCAGGTCACCGAAATCGCTGGCGACATTCATAATGACTTCCTCGGCCAACTCATCGAACTTGCCGGTCGATGTGTCGTAGACCTGCAAAGCCGAGATACACCGAATCCGGGCAGTCTCGCCATTGAAAAGCGTAAGGGATTGGAGTGTGTTGGTGTGCCAGGTTAGAGTCGTCGTCATTGGCTCGACGTTCCCGCTCACGGGCAGGTTCAACGATCCGGCAATGCCCATCCCTTTAATGTCGTTCTTCGAAAAGGTGACCTTCGGTAAAACGATCGTGGCTAACCCCACGAACTGCGCGTCGTCGGCGTTGTAGACCTTCGAATTCTTGTTAACGCTCGGGTATTGCATACGCTTCTAACTACGAAGAAATCAGGGTGATATTCTTTATCTGAGCGGCCTGCCCCTGGACATCGTATTCAATCAGAATATCCATCGTCCGGATCGGAGTGGGCGGACTCCAGAGGATATGAAAGGTGTAGATGCCGGCGACGACATTGTCGATCGGGTTCTCGTCCGGGTTAAAGCTCATTCGAGCAGTCCACGCGGCACCCGCCTGAACAACCGTGTTTAGGAACTGGTTCGCCGAATTAACGATTGTCGAAAGCGAGCGCAAATTGCCGGGCTGATCGATGAAGACGTTAAAGTTCTTCGAGAACGTGTTGCCCAGCCAGATCCACATCCGGCGGAAAACGTTCCAGAATTGCACCGGATCGCCGCTATAAGCTACTGCGCACATATAGTCACCGAGGGTTACCCAACCTTCAGGCGGGTAGTTGATAAAGGTGAATGCGCCCCATTCTTCGATCGAGTCGGCTTGAGTCGGGTTAATCGTAACAGGCGTTCCGTCCCAGAGAATCGTTTCCGTCACGAAGACATTCTTGTTAGAGTTCGAAACGTAGGGAATCCCCTGGAAATTGTTGTCTGTGACGCCGAACATGACCGCGTCAATAGTGGAGGCATGAAAGCGTTTAGTCCCCAGCGCTCCCGCCGGCCACCCCATCCGCTCAAAGGACGACACGGCGTTATTGGTCTGGAGCCAAGAAAAGATTCCGGAGTAGCTGCGAACCGCTAGCGCGTCGACGTCGCCAATGTAGATCGCTCTAAACCGTCCGTTATTGATGTTCTGGACTGCTGCATTAGCCGCGGCGATCACTTCCGGGTCATGCCCGAATCCAGGCGTGATCACAATTGCTGGCGGGTAATCCGTTACCGTGAAAACGTCCTCCAAGACAGCTAGGCCGGTCTTATTGCCGGCTGTATCGACGCCACCTATGATCGTGTCCTTGGTAATTGCAGCCAAGTTCGGCGTGTAAAAGGAAATCGTTAGGCTGGTCTCGAGCAGAATCGCCGAGCCGGCCAGCCCGGTTAGAGTTCCCGTCGCGGT